AAAACTTGTTCTATATAAAACACAGTTAAAGTTATCTATTGCTAATCCATTAGGTCCAATTACTGTAAAGTTATCATCACGCACTTGAAGCATTGATGCTCCACTACTATTCTGAACTAACAAAGAAGTAGTAGAAGAACTTGATCCAGCCCCTTGAATATGTGCAGTAGCTAGTAAAGTTCCATCAAAACCAATACCTACTCTTGGATTTCCACTAATTCCAGACCACTTTAAAGAAGTCGTTCCATATCCAGTCTGTAGTATACCACCTGCACCTTGGCTTTCTTGGAGTATTGTATAGTTTCCTGAGTTATAAAACTTACCCAATACAGCTCCATCCGAAGGTCTTCTTAGATAAAGAATACCAGCATTTCCTACTGATCCAATAGAAATAACGTCTTTAACTTGGAGACTATCTAGTGGAGTAGTGACACCAATACCTACATTGCCACCTGCAAGTATGCGTACACGTTCAGTATTGTTAGTACCTAATAATAGATCCCCTGCTTCTCTATACCAAACTAAAGCACTTGTTGTATTTAATCCTATTGTTAAGCCGTTTCCTGATCCACCAGTACCTGAACTTAAGTTATAATACTGTGTATAGGTTACATCAGTTGTACTTTCTATTACTTGAACTACGTCAGTGTCACTTTTAACATGTAATTTGTATGCTGGACTAGTTGTACCAATACCAACATTTCCTGTACTTAGTATTGAGAGAATGTCACCAGTTCCACTAAGATTAGAAGCAGAGAATTGAGTATTACTTACTGGTATACCAATGTGAGCTCCATTAGTTTCTGTACCAATAGTTATGTCAGCTCTTGATTGTGTAATTTTATTAAAACCATCAAGATTGTTACCAATATACCTAACACCTGCACCAGAAACAGTGTCTGCAAAAACAAATTGTCTATTACCTGATACATTATAAGACAAATAAAGTCCATAACCTTCAGTAGCACTTGTTCCATCGGTAACATTAGATAAAGGAGTACCTGTTATCTTAATAGCTTCTGTTGAGAAATTGCTATTATTTTTTTGTATATGCAGAGAACCAGCAGGACTAGTTGTTCCTATGCCTACACTACCACTTGTAGTAGCAAACAGTACGTCACCTGTTACTGTCTCAATAGCTCTATGAGTAACACCAGTCATTGATGTTAGTACAGGATTGTAGTAGATTCCTCTAATAGTACTTGTACCTCCTGTTGCATTATAGGTAGTGCCTATATTTACTGCATTGAAGGAGTTTGTTCCTGTAGTAGGAGCAAATGAACCATATCCTGTAAGCCACAAAGCATTTCCAGAAGTAGTGCCTGCAGATAGTACACTTCTGTTTAAGAGAATAACATCATTGCCTGTTCCTGCATGAAGTAAGTTAAACACTGAGTTATTCCAACCAAATACACCATTTCCTCCCCATGCACTTACTACCCCAGGTCCTTGTTGACCTGTTGATGAGTAAGAAATAGTAGCAGTATTAGCATTTGTTGAATCATTTAGACGCAATTGATTTCCAGAACTTACTGTCAAGTTTCCTTGAATTCTCGCAGTACCATTGACATCTAACTTGTATCCAGAGTCAGTTGTAGTTCCTACTAAGAAGTTTCCATTAGAAGTAAGTCTCATTCCCTCTATATCAGAGGCAGTGTTCTTGTAGAAGAATCTTAGACTTACAGTATTATTGTCTGTAAATACTGCACCAATTGCATCATAAGCAGTAGTAGCTCCTATTGTTTCAAATCCAAGATAACCTGAACCACCTGCATAGAATCTTGCTTGAGAGTTAGTAGTGTGAAAAGTTCCATTTTCTAGTCTATACTCGGTAGTATCGCCTGTACCATAAAATTTAAAAATCGCTCCATTACCCCAAGTAATATTTCCTTGTGCAGAGAACTCTAATGTAGGACTGTAACCACTTCCTGTGTACCACTTAGTAGTATAGGTTCCATTAGATAAAGTTAACTTTCCATCGTCTGTATAAGATAAAGTCCTAGTGTTATCACTGTTAGCAATATAAAGAGATTTAGTACTAGAGGTAGCACCTGCTCCTTTAACGTTTAAAGTTGCACCTAAGTTGCCAGTAGCACCTACAGTTACGTAAGTTGTAAAGTAGGCAGAACCATTACCCTGTAACTGTGCATAGTAGAATTTGTATTGACCATTAATATCAACAGCAGCTCCAGATCCAATATTTGAATTTAGATATACAGTACCTGTAGAGGTTCCTACAGTTATATTTGTACCGTTATCATAAATTAAAGACGTAGTAATAGTATCTGCATCACTCCACTTAGCCAAATAGTTGGCTGTACCTGTCCCATCTACTCCTGTAATTTCGCTTAGACTTACCCAGTCTGTACCAGTTGCTGTAGATTTAAGAATCTGTCCTGCTGTACCTGCAGAGTTATTAGAGTCATAGAAAGCTCCTGTAAGTCTTAAGTTTCCTGCTACGTGTAACAGTTGAGTAGGTGAAGTAGTACCTATTCCTACATATCCTCTTGCAGCTGTTCCATCGTGAGCAAGTATTACATTACCATAGTTTCCTACAGGTGTAGTAGAAGGTGTTCCTCCATAGATAACTACGTTACCACCATTAGAATATCCGTAATTTGACTCAAAAGGCTGTGCACCCTTAATAACAAGGTCATACACAGGTAAGTGGTGCACGTCAGTAGACATGTTACCAAAAACAAGTTTACGATTAGTACGATCTATACTAGCAACAGTCCATGGTGCACAAAAAGAAATTGATGAATTAGTTAGGTCTAGATAGTTTCCTGAAGTACTATTTCTTGCTGAAATTTGAATTCTACTATAAGTACCTAAGGCGTTAAATTGCCAAGTAGAACTATCATTACCCATGGTAGGGAAAATAATCCTATCATAGTTTGTACCAAATCCAGGTATATCCTTTTTACTATTGATAGCAAACCAGTTTTCATGGTGATTAGGAGAATCATCAAAATTAAGAGCTACATAGTTTGCTGGAGGGGGAGAAGAAACTCCTGAAGCAGATATAGTTAAACTACTGCCTTTTACTCTAGCACTTCCATTAACATCAAATTTATAACCTGAATCTATAGTTGTACCTATCGCAACGTTTCCAGTATCAAATACTTTCATTCGTATTGACTGTGAGGAAATGTTAGTAGCAGACGAAAGAATCTCAACTCCGCCAAATCCTCCAAGTCGTAAAGTATTCGAGTCCCTATAAATTCCTACGTTTGAGTTATTAAAGTATAATTGATATCCTACACCAAGTCTAACATTACCCTCTACGTCTAACTTATATCCAGAGTCTGTAGTCGTTCCAATAAGAAGATTTCCATTAGGAGTTACTCTGTAACGTTCTGTTCCATTAGTAACAACCATGAACGTACCATCTAATCCTCCATCACCAATCCAACCATCTCCATCAGTATTCCAACGTACTTTAGTAGTTACTACATCTCCTCCAAAAGTTCCATTTCCAATGCTATAAAGTCCACCAGTTCCATCAACATAGAATCTAGTTTGACCTCCTCCTTGTGCATTTACGGCTCTTATGAAATATCCTGGTACACCTCCATTCTGATTAACCAAAAGAAGAACACCATTTACGTTATCGTAGTCTTTAGTGTTCTGTATTCTTGTTACAAATCCACTGTAAAGATTTGTTCCATCGCTTCCAATACTTGAAGTAATTCTTGCTCCATAGTTTGTTACTCCTGTAAAAGCTCCGTTAGTAAATGTAGGATTGACATCTAAACCTACTAATACGTCATTATTAGCAGCCGCTATCAAACTAGTCTCCATACCTATACCTCTTCCAAGAGCAGATCCAGCAGTAACGCTTCCTTGCATTAGAAGCATATTAGTACCAGTGGCATTTAAGCTACCCAAAGTAAGTGACGCTGCTATCTGTACAGACCCCCCTGGAAAACGACTTTGTCCAGCGTTAATAAAGACTCTGTTAGAAGGACCAAATGTAATGTTTTCACCAGCAGGACCACCACTAATAATCGTAGTAGCATTTGCAGCTTGGTAAAAACGTCCAGCACCTGTATAAGCAGGATCAGTTACATATAAACTTGAGTTTATTCTTGCTGTTCCGTTAACGTCTAGTTTATATCCACTATCAGTAGCTGTTCCAATTAAAAAGTTATTAGTGCTTGAGGCAAATCTTGCATGCTCAACTAGGTGTTGATTCTTGAATCGAATAGATTCACCAGCTAGACTTAAATCTTGATATCCGCCTGACTTAAGAGTAGTAGTATATCCTGAGTTTTCTAGATAACCCCAGTAATTACCATTAAATCCTCCTTGGTTACTTGAGGGTCTTATCCAGATCTTAGTACTATTACCTGAAGATTGAAACTGTACAAATCCTTCAATACTGTCTCCATAAATTGAAGAGTACCCGTTACCCCAAACAAAATCTCCTGAAGCAATTTCTACTCCTCTGTGAGTCGCACCAGTCATAGAAGTTAATGTAGGATTGTAATAAAATCCCCTCATTATTCCAGTAAATGCTCCTGTTAAGTTATAGGTAGGAGATACATTGAATATATTCCTAACAGTTCCTACGGTACTAGATGTGGTTGTTCCTGATATCCAAAAATAATCAAAGCCAGTTCCTGCGGTTGGAGTACCTGTTACTTTAAAAAATACATTTTGACCTGCTGCGTTTTGCAGATCTACTAATCCATAAACATTATTTTGGTTAGCAAATAAATAGTTTACGTTTCCATTAAATGTATTTGTTCCTGATCCACCTGTACTTACGGTAAGGTTACCTGTAAACCTTCCAGTTCCCGCTACATCCAACTTATAACCTGAATCTGTTGTACTTCCTACTACTACGTTACCTGCAGTAGAAAGGAAAAGAGGAGTATACTGATTAGGGCTAGATTGATTACCAGTAGTAGTTCCTGTATAAAAAGTATGAGCTTTAGCTGTAAATTGAAAAGCATTAGACTCTAAGTTAGTTGTATTGTTCTCAACACCAGTACTAAAGTAAGTAATTGTAGAACTTGTAGTAATTCCTAAACGATAGGGTACGTTTAATGGTCCAAAAGTACCATTCATAAAGTAAAGAGCACCACTAGTTCCTATAAGAACAGAATCATAATACGTACTCAAAGCAGACCCAAAAGTAGAACCATTTCCTAGACCTACAGTGTTTCCTGTATGCCAAGTTCTTAAGATAGTGTAGTCATTAGTTCCAGCTACTGCATTAAGATTAATACGTCCATCTGAGTGTACAGGAGACATATAAAACTTAGAGTTTGCATTCTGGGAGTTTACTAAGAACTGAATGTTACTACCGTTATCTACAATCTTAGAATTTCCTAGAGTATTAGCTCCTGTGAACTTAGAAAGATAGTTAGTAGTACCACTTGCGTTAGCTGGAGTGTATCCTAACCAACCTGCAATTGTTTTATTTACCCAAAGAGTTCCATCAAAACCAAGAATATGCCCGTTTACTGGCACTGTGGTCTTTAAATCTACGTCATGAATTTCATTTAGTTCGAATCCATTCTGAACTTTTACAAAAATCTCTCCGTTATTGATGTTTTTACGGGTTACAATACCAATAAAAACTAAGTGAGCAGGAGCGTAAGGTTTATTAATTAGGCCATAAATCAAGTTACCACCTGTTCCTAGCCATACAGGATCACCCTCAGAACCTGCTGTTGAGGTATCTAATCCTGCTAAAAGACCTTCTGTAACTACGTTAGCAAAACCGTTAATAACAACTGTGGCATCTAAAAGACCCATAGTCTTACTAGAAGTAGCCTCAGAAGCATTAGAAGCCAAACCAACAATCATATTGGTTCCATCTGCACTTGTTACATAAACTGCTTGACCCTTATTAATTGCTACACCAGCTTTAACTTGGTGTTGCAATCTAGAAGTGTAGGCAACTGTATCAATTGTCCAGCTTCTATTAGCTGTAAGATCGTAAGTAGTTCCGTTAATAGACAGAGTTCTAGAAGTAGGAACATAGCCACTCAAACCTATTCCTGTAGCTACGTCAGTCATAAACTGAGCGTAAGTTCTAGTGTAAATCTGTCCTTGGGCTGTTGGTTACTCCACATTGGTAGGTTTTGCTGCTGAGTGACTTCATGTGTTTGTTTAGAATCAAAAAAAGCTAGGGGTTTTTAGGCCCCTAGCAAAGATAAGATATTAATTAAATTAAGCAATCTTGATTACCAATACTCTCAAGCTATTGATTGCTTGAGGAGTACAGAATCCTAGAGTAACTACGTTAGTAGTTGTACGTACTACATCACACTCTACATCAGCTCCTGTAGCTACTTCGTAAACTTGTACGATAACATCACTAGTACCCAAGTTGTGAGTCACTACCAAAGAAGAAGCTAAAGTAGCTGGACCAGTTACTGCATAACGCAAAGCGGCCAAACCTGCAGGAGTAACTACCAAAGTAGAACTTGCCATAGCCAAAGCTTCGGCTGTAGTAGCCAATTCAACAACTCCGACTGCACTTGTAGTAGCGTTAGTACCAGAGATAGCAATAGTGGTAGTTCCAGAACCAGAAACAGAAACTCCGTTAGAGCCTGTAACTGTAATACCTGTTACTACATCGCCTGCCAAGTCAGCAGCACTCAAGTATTTAACTACACCTCCGTCACTTACCAAGTATTTGTTACCTGTGTAAGCAGAGGTAGCGTCAGCAATAGAACCAATATGGAAAGGTTCAGTTACGGTAGACCAGTAGTCATTAGTCTCGTTCCAGATGAAAGAAACGTTAGTTGCTGTTCCACGTTCGATTTCAATACCACCGTTCTGTGAAGGAGCAGCAGTTTCATCTCTGTTAAGAAGAATAATAGAGTCACCGATTTCAACTGTGTTAGAGTTAACGTAAGTAATGTTACCGTTAACTGTTAAGTTACCTCCAATAGTTACAGTAGTTCCGTCATCTGTAATAGTAGAGTTAGCAAAGCCAGTTCCGTTCCACTTAGTTAAGTAGTTGTTAGTCAATGCACCAGCACCAGTAATCGCAATGTCATCTGCGTTAACTGTGATACCTGTTCCTGCACCTACTGCAAAAGTACGAGAAGCTGTAATATCTCCGCCACCTGTCAAACCTGCTCCTGCTGTAAGAACTACTGCAGAGTGATCAGTGTTACGAGTAGAGGCAGTATCCAACTGAACGCTGTCAGCATTTACAGTAATACCAGTACCTGCTCCAATGTTAAGAGTTACAGAACTTCCAAGAGCAACAGAACCTCCATCAGTAAGACCTGCACCAGCAACTACTGAGAGAGAAGAGTTAACCAACATTGTGTTAGTTACACCACCTGCCTTAATAATAAGTTGGTTAGATCCGTTTAATCCAATAGAAGAGTTGTCATAGAGGACGTTTACGGTAATATCTCTTGTTCCAGATACTGAGATAGCATTACCTGCAACAATCGACCTTAAATCACCCCCTACGTCTACCCACGCAGTTCCGTCATAGAAGTAGATAGATTTGTCTCCAGTGGTAGAGTTGAAGTAAATTTGACCTGCATTGGGAGATCCAGGTGCAGTACCTAAGTTTTGGATGACCGCATTCTGCAGTTCGCATTTGTTGAGGTCTATCGCTGTTAAGAATTTTTTTGCCATAGCTATTTAGTTTAATTTATTTTTATTTTATTTTGTTTTTAGTTAAAGTAAGCTTTACCACTGAACGATCCCTGAAAAGTTAAAGTACAGGAGTTTAACGTGTTATAGATAGTATCTCCTTCTACGATGTTTCCTGCTGAGTCTACGATACTTACAGAAGGAAATTTGTTCATGTTGTGGGTTACTACCCAAGTATCAGAAGGAGTAGGTTGAGTAAAAGTGTAAGTGTCTGTATATGAAACACTTACAGTATCTCCATCAGCTTGGTGAAGATTTAACGTCTTAGTTTCAGCTCCTGTGATAGACATAGAGACCACTTCGTTACCTGTTACGGTGTCGATAAGGTCGTCTACTTCAGTCTTAGTGTAGGCGTCTGTGATACCGTATCCGTCTAGAGTGTCGGGAGTGTTTATTATTTTAGCCCAATCTAACGAAGTAATAAAAGAAGGATCAGCATATGCTCCTGACAGAAGCACAAAATTTGTTAAACTAGAATTAAGAAGACGAAAGTCTACCAAATCCTCTACTTTAACTTTCCTAGAACGCACGTTTCCAGTTGTAGGATTGACATCTATTAACAATAAGAGGTCTTCTCCCGCAATCTCAGGTCCTGTTAGGGGTTGTAGTTGGGAAACTTTATAATTCATAATTAATTTTAACTGTTTATTCGTATACTATGTATTGACCTTCTTCGTTTAAGATATAACCGTCTTCTAAGAAGGTTCCTTTAGCTGACTGTCCTTCGTACTTTAAGAATCCTAGTTTCTGATAGGGTCCCTCAAATCTGGGTTTGGAACAAGTTACTGAGTTATCCTCAATTACTTGGGTCTCAAACTCTCCTCCGTAGTTATCTCCACCTCTAAGAAGAACAAACCATCTATGGCCTTCTCTTCGGATTTTGATGTTTATCCTTTCCTTATTATGATATAGCTGTTGCCAATCGTGAGGACAAACATAAGTCTTCTCTGAGAACCCCTTAATGATAACCTCTACAAGTGCTGTAGAGTATCCTGTGGTCTGAAAGAAGTTGTTTCTCATAAAAAGGGAATAAAAAAAGAGGGTGTAGGTAGGGCAACATGAAAGGAGAAAGATCTAATCCCTACCTAGCAACCCTCCATAAAAAATGGCTAAAGAAACTAGTCACAAAAGAAATCGTAACTCCAAACAACACAGACCTTTCCCTAATTACAAAAATAGAGTTTATAAAAAATAAGTCAAGTAAACTCTGGCATATCACTCACATACTCTCCGACAAAGTCACATTTAAACTTACTAGATTCCATCTCTAGGAGAGCTACTGTAATGATATCATCGTTCTCGTAGCCCATGTCTAAGAGTTTTTCTTTGATCCAAGTGTAATTATTACCTGAGAGGACTGCTGCTTCTACTAAAATTATTTTATCATACTTGTAAGGGATCAAAACGCTGTTTCGCTTAAACTCGTACTCGTAACTATCTCTCTTTTCTCCAGGGTAAGGAACATCTAAATGAAACAAGTCTAGCATCTTTCCTCCTTCTGAGAGGTGGTGGGCTATTTGCATGGTCACATTAGACGAGTAATCGGGAGAGACATTTATCGCAAGGGTTACATAAGGGTCTACTCTAGGAAGTCTTTTAAGGAGTCCCTGAATCAAGCTGTGTTCTTTTAAATTATCTATATACATTATTTCTTGAATCTTAAATAATCTGTAGTACCTGGATCTTCGTTCTTAAAGTAGTAAACTTCTTTTACTTTACCGTACTTAATGGTTTTTAGGAACCCATCAGGGATAGTAGCTCCTGTTGGTAATCTTAGACTTGTTTTAGAGTAGACCATTTTGATCTCTACTTCGACACTCTGAGACTTAGAAAGCTCTCTTTCTCTTACCTCCAATAGTCTCCAAGCACCTCTGTTTAATCTTTCGTGCTGAAGAACACAATTTAAATACGAAAACGTAGCCCATAGACGCTCTCTATCGCAATTAAAGTCAGCTGCTGGAGCACAATGTCCCTTATCCCATACATTAGCCTCATAGTCCTTTCCATCACTTGTTTTAATAGAGTCGTTAGTGTAGAAGTCCATTCCCTTTCTAGGATAACTTCCATTAGGACACTGAACAGTGTACCAAACTCTCTTAGGTTGTTGTAAGATCTCTGAGTAGACACAAGAGTATATAGAGGTTTTAACGAATACCGAATCTCGCAGGGTTTGAGCGTGGGTTTCTAGGAAGAGAAATAAAGATAAAATAAAGATTAGTTTTTTCATAATCACGAAGATAAGTCTAAAACAGATTTTCCAGATTTTCTTTCCGAAATTTTCAACCCCCGCCACTTTAATTATATCTATGAGAGGGTAGGGGATACTACATCCAACCCCCCGTCCTGTAAAAAACAGGTCGATGTACCCCCGTCTAAAAACTAACTCGGATAAACTCGTCTCTGTATGATGAATAATCTAGCTAAAAAATATGATAGACTAGCTACATTGTGTAGTGTAGGTCTTGGTGTAGTTGTACTTGTGTTGTTGTGTACTTGTCAATACTTGGAGAAAGAAGAAACTGTGGTGGATGCTTTCATTGTAGTATGTATTGGTTGTATGACAGGCATGTTCTTATTCTGGTTGAGAGATCAATTCAGGGATGCAGCTAACAGTTACAGGAATTTTGGAAGGTTCTAAGCCTTCCAATTTTCTCTTCTCTTGCTTATGAAAAGAATAATAGAGATTGCACTGATTGCCTTTGCGGCAGTTGGTGGTATTATGTGGATGAGTGCAGGAATGTTCATGATAAAATACTGCAAGTCAGGAATGATTGCCGAGTATGGTGAGCAGTTCACTACGGTGGTAGAGTATAGCTTTGCTATTGGTTGGATGATACCATGTGTAATGCTAATGCTACTAGAGAGAATGTACTGGAGAATTACAAGATAGCCTCGGCTATCTTTTCTCTTCTCTAGCCTATGATAGATCAATTTCCTGAGCACTACTACATAGCAGAGTCCTATGGATTAGAGAGAGAGTTCTTAGACACCTACAGATACTTCCGTAAGCAGGGTGTAACAAGAGCGTTTGCTGCTTACTATGCAGCCAAAGAATGGGACTTATAGTCCCATTTTTTCCTCTTCTCTCATTCATGATAAACACACAGACTATAAAAGAAAGAACTCAAGCAATGCTTGCTCTTAGAGAAAGACCTAAGAGTGACCTTACAAGAAATTAATAATAAGTGCTGGTTCTTCAAGAAGCCTGAACTTAACTCGCTTACAGTAGAGCAGTGTATTGAGACTTACCCTAGAAACTTCATTTGGGCTTATGAGAACCTCGCAATCAACTGGTCTGAACACGTAGTAAGTCTAATTAAGCAGAGGTACCCTTGGGCAGTAAGGAAAATAAAAGAGCCTTTTAACTTCTAACAGGGGATTAACATCCCCTTTTTCTCTTCTCTGTTCTATGAACATACTTAAACCATTACCTATCGTAGGCAGACGCTTACCATACGGACAAATCCTTGGTCGCATATCTGTAAGGGGAGTTATCACCAAGTACAGAGTAAAGACTCATAAGGGTATTGAGTGGATAGAGGCTTAGGCCTCTTTCTTTCCCTTCAATTAACGTGGTCTTTTCCTTCCTTGTTCGATACATTGCCTTTGGATATTCTCTTCTCGGTAGTACTATGTTTAACCCATCTATTTCTCCCATCATTGCTATTAGCGCTTGGCGCAACAAAGCAAACTCCATCTCTGTACTTTGCGGTATTCAGAACGACAATCCTATGAACCTCTTTACTGATAACAGTAGCGAGTGGTCTAAGACCTGTATTCAGGTTTTCGGGAATGAAAAGTTCGCTAAAGTCTTCGGAATGGATGCCTCAACTATCACAGGTGATAAAGATTCCCCTGTACAGTTAGGCGTAAATCTATCAGAGTTGGTAGACCGTAACTTCAGTATCCAAGTTATCGAGACAACATCATTAGCCGAAGCAATGGCTTTAGGTGTTGTAGGTAAGGACGCAGAAGGTAAAGCCGTAGTCTACGAAAGCAACTACAAGAAAGACCGCTCAGGTGCTCGTATCCTTAACAACGGTAAAGCAATCTACCGTAAGTCATTCCTCCGTGCCTACAGTGCAGAGATGAAAGACATCATCGTTAGAAACGTAGCCACCAACTTGGACGCTATCCAAGAGAACGTGGTTACACCTGTAGCCGTAGAGGCAGAACAAGATTAATGAAAGGGGTCTTCGGACCCCTTCTTTAGTTAACGAAGCGAGAAGAAGGGACGAAGAGTTACTAAGAGTATTTTCTACTCACTCACTATGAGCACATATTGTGACCATATTGTGACATTGTCATAGAATTGTCACAGAATAGGCTAAAAACAGGTTTTGTTTAACTTTTTTTTGTCTAACCCCCGTATTTTTCGAGACAAAGGCAGTTTTGTTTAACTTTTGAAGGGGTGAAAAGTAGGAAGAAGTGGTAAAAAGTGGGCAAAAATGGGTAAAAATGGGTACTCGAGAAAAGGGGACCACACCAATGGAGTGTCTAACTTACTAGACAAAATAGGCTATTTTAAAACGCTTTATGCTGTGATATGCACAATATGTAAAATAAGGGCTTATAAAGGAACTAAAAGAAAGAATAAAACCCTAAAAGGACTATAAGGTACTTAACCCTTATATAGATTACTTCTTCTCTTATATCTCTCTTCTCTTTTATTACCATCTTCTTTAACCAGAAGATGCTCTATCTAATGCTAAGCGAACTTTTGGCTTGGTAGGTAAATAATCTTAAATAGTATATAGGCGAGGTGACACACGTTCCCAATCAACGAATGACTGCACCCCAATGGGAGTATCTGCTTATCGTTGAGCTGATGGATACTATCTTGGGTTTGAATCCCAAATGTACTACTAATACCTAGGTATGTATTGAAACTGCCTTTTTAACCTCTTTATACCTAAGGGTATAATACCAACTAGTATAAAATAAAATAAACTAAACCTAATTAAACAAGATATTGAAGATATGAAAGAATCAACTAGAGACCGTGTAAGAGCTGTTGCTCTGTTTATTTGTTGGGGATTGTTTTGGATGGCAGTCTATATGATAGCTTTTGATAAATGAATATGCTAGAATACTTGACTATTAACTTTACTATCATGGCTATTCAGAGAGATTATTACTTCTTAGATAGGTTAGATGAGCTTAAGCGAGATAATCGTATAAGCGACTCTTCCTATTGGAAGGAAAGAAAAGAGATAGAAGAATCTCTTGAAGAGCTATGCAAGGACAATCCGTTTAATCAACTTAAAGAAGAACTTAACTTAATCTAAATCTTATGACACAAAAAGACATCAGAAAAAAACTAAAAGACCTGTTCATCATGGTGGAGAAACTAGAATCTAGTATGGGATTCTTGCCTCCAGTCGTAGATCCTAACCAATCAGAATGGATCACAAATACAGAGAAACAAATCGAACTTATTAAAGTAGAGATTGATTCTCTAATGAAAGAACTAGAATTGTAAATTCTTTTTAGCTTATTCCTTCTCACTTATGGTTAAAGTGTACTTGGCCCTTTCGTCTATTGGTAGGACAGCAGGATTTCATCCTGTTAAAGATGTGTTCGATTCACTCAGGGGCTACCAAAACAAACTCTCTTACATAGGACGGATTAGCACCGTTGAAAGACCATCTTCGACTTATGGGAGTAATTACCCAATAAGATACATGCCTCGAAGTGTTATGTGATGGACCCTGCTCTGTAGTGCACTTACAACAGGTGAACAGTAAACTATGTTCAGTAAAATCTAAAAGTACGGTGAGCGTACAAGAGAGTTTGTTTTTTTATTAATCTTAAAACCTTAAAACTATGAAAACATTTAATATTGAAATCCCAGATGGTTATGAAATTGACCAACAGAACAGTGACTTGACAAAAGGACTTGTTGCATTTAAAAAGATTGAATCTAATCTTCCTAAGAATTGGGGAGAATTAGAAAATATATCTGGCTATTTTGTTGGTGACTGTTGTGATATTGAACATGAAAGAGATACAAAAACATACATTGATAGTAGAAACATGTTTGTAACAGAGAGACAAGCTAATGCATGTCTTGCATTTGCTCAGTTATCACAACTACGTGAAGTTTACCGTCAAGGATGGGTTCCTGATTGGAATGATGAAAAAAGTACTAAATGGTGTGTAAATTTTCATAAAGATAAAGTTATAGTAGATGTTTGGTACACTACTCATAAGTTTCTTTCATTTCAATCTAAGAAAATTGCAGAAGAGTTCTTAGAGAACTTTCATAAACTAATAAAACAAGCAAACCCTTTAATGAGTTAACTATGGCAAACTTAAAAATTATTTGGACCACTGGTCGTCCTTTCAGTCCAGCCTCTATAGACAAAATTGGCTATCAAATATCTTCTGGTGAGTTTAACATTTACTCAGGATCTTATTGGACTAATCAATCCTCTTCTATGGGTAGGGGTTACAGACCAGCTACTGCAGAAGAAATAGCAGAGCATTGGAAAGTACTTCATCCTGAGTGGACTCCTGAACCTGGAGACAAAGTTATTATTACGCAAGATATTGGAAACTGGTATAATAAAAAAGGTACTATTGTAAAAGATGGCGGTGATGATTATTGGGTTGTAAGACGAGATTATGATGGTCAAACATGTAACTTTAGGCGAAAAAACCAAATGATCTTAGCTCCTTATCAAGAGTCTGTTAAGCCTATTGAAGCTACTGAGCCTATTTCTCCTGAGTCTAGGCATGGATTCACTATTGGTGATATTGTTATTCCTAACTCTGATAATTTTAAGGGTAGGGAATGTATTGTAAGAGCTCTTGGTAGTGCTAGTGTAGGTGTACATTGCCCTTTAGGTGCAGCACTTGGTGGACATACTCTAGATGGGCATTGTCCAGATAATACAGGAAGATGGTATTGCCCATCAAGCCTTAAACTAGTTTCTAAAGAAGAACCTGAAACTGTATCTAAGCCTAGTACTCCTAGTACTCCTACTATTCCTATTCCTAAAGAAGGTTATGTAACTGTTAGACTTTTTACACAAGAAGAGTTTAAGTCTAAAGGTTTTTGGGATACATTTGGAAGTAAAGGATATCCTAAAGGATGGAACATGGATGGTGAGATGAATAAGTACTTAAATACTTATCTTCAGATTCGTGAATCTGGGTTTAGACCTGATAAAAGTTTTACTTATTCAGGCTGGAATTTTAAAAACACTGACTACGAAGTAATTCATGGAAGTGTAGAACCTAAAGTAGAAGCCAAAGCAGAACCTAAAGAACCAGAAATGAAAGCTAAAAGATTTAAAGTAGGAGATCAAGTTACTTACAAGTCTAAATCATCTTGTGATGGTTACAGGTATGGTGGAGACGACCATGATGGTTATGTAGGAACTATTACAAGTTACGGAGTTTACAGACCTGAGTATGACTGTTACGGAATACACGTAACTTGCAGAGAAGGTGGTAATTATTCTATGATTGAATCTGAGTTCTATGAGTATGATGGTACATATCCAGGAGCTGTTACATTAGGAACTGTTACACTAGGAACATCTGAAGGAAGTAGTCTTCGTATAATATCCTCTGGAACTGCTAATACTACTTTTCTAGATACTACTGGACTACAGATTCATCAGACTGTTCCTAGGCCAAAAGATGACTTAGCGAAGTATGACCAAGCTCCTGTAACTTTGCACAAGAAACCAAAAACAAAACTTATTACCGTAAACACTTATTAAACAAAAAAACCTAAACATATGTCTAAAGTATCAAATTTCATCAAAGAAGTAACAGCCCGTTTGAAGGGTGACGAAGCAGGTGTTGTAGCTGCAAAAGTAGAACGTAAAGCACTTAGTGCTATTAACGGTCAATTGGCTGCCTTGAAGGCAAAGCTAGTTGATGATGAAACAGCTGTAGAAGATGCTCAAGAAGCATTTAACGTAGCTGTATTCCCTACTGCTGTATTTACAGACAACCGTCAGTATGTAAGTGGTATCCAACGTGCTCAAGAAGTATTGGATGCTAAAGAAGCTGAATTGGAGTCAACCAAAGAAAGCATTGCTTACTTCGAGTCTTTGTTAACTAACAACTTTTAATCAAACAGGGGAGAGAAATCTCCCCTTTATTTTTTCCTTATGAAAAGACTGTTCTTAATCTTAATCTTAAGTGGCTTCATCAATCTAAAAGCCCAATTGTTTCCTATTAAAAGCTCTGAAAAGTGCATGCAAGGAACTTTACCCTTAACTTATAAGGATACTCTGTTTATAGAGGATCTAATAGGCGAAGGTAAGCACCCATCACCAGTTGTTCTTGATTGCTTTGTAATCAAGTTCTCTGAGTGGAACTACATTATCTCTTATAAACTTGTTGATTGTGAGAAAGCCTATGTCATTAAAGACGGATATATAGGACCTATCTACATCTATAGAGGAGATAAAGTCACAATCCTCACAGAAGACTAGGATAGATTAACGTCTTCTTTTAATTCTCTCTTCTCTACAAAAACTATTATCTTTGTAGAGAACCCCTCTTGGGATAGTATCCCTTGATCGAAAGTTCCCACCTGCATACCGTTAAGGAGCTACGCTCTGAGATCTGCTCGTGGGACTTTTTCTTAAATAGTCAAGTGTCGGAATTGGTAAACGTGCTGTAAGTACCTCAAAAGAAACGTATAGAATGAGGGAACTCGGTGGACAAACTACAAACGTGAGTAGTTGGAGATTATTTCTTTAAATCCTTACAGGTTCGAATCCTGTCTTGACTACGAAACCCAAGAGCATTTTACATGAACACTGGTTGACAGCTCGGAAAGACGAGCAACATACCAAAGTGGCGGAATTGGTAAACGCTACCCAGATAACAGCCGAAAGGTGGGGATTAATCAGAATAGTTATTCTGCAAAGCACTAACGAAACAGATTAATTACAGGTTCAAGTCCTGTCTTTGGTACCAAGTGTTGTTCCCTTGAGAAAGGAATGTTATAGAGTGGCTTTGACTGAGTGCCAACAACACTAAGGGGTTCTCTCCCTTAAATTAAAGAAAAGCAGTTAAGCTGTAATTGAGAGGTAGAGTGTTTTAAATACCGAAAAAGGGTTAGTAGTAGGTAGGCGTCACTCATTGCACTCAATCAGTAACCCTGAAAGACCCAAAGCTTTTCTTTATTAGTCAAGATAGGTTAGCGCTTATCTTGACTACCAGAAACTAACGAACGTTAGTTATTTTAAATATTGCCGATCTTACACTACAGTTTTGCTCAATTCTGTACAAAGGCAAGTCCATATCATATTAGGGTAAAAAGGGGAGAGTGTAAGCTCCCCTTTTTTAATTTATCCTATTCCTTAAGAACCTAAATAAACCCTTAATAATATGCGAAAAAGAATCACTAAGTCTACTATGGTAGTAGAAAAGGTTTACTCTGTTAAGCCTGCAGAAGAAATGTTTACCTCATTCAAGTTAAAAGGTAGACAATGGTCTAATCTAGACAAACTAGAGAAGATTCAAGAAAGAGAAATCAGAAGAATGTTCAAGTACCTCACAGTTAAGACTATGATGGATGAAAAGACCTACTTAAGGTCTCTAAGAGAACGCTCTACTATTGACCAAACTGTTACTTTCGTTAAAGAAGTAGCTGTACCTCAAGACTACGAAGTAGTACAAGACATTGTTCTTGGTGCTATGAGAGTAGGTAAAAACTATCTTAAGACTTTCATCGAAGAAGCAGAGGTAGTAAAAGCAATTGATTGGAAAGACGAAATTTAATCTATGGCATTCTTACACTCAGAGTATGATGTGAAAGAAGAAATTAGAGAGATTGTTAAAGAACATTATCAAGGGGGAGATATATTGTCTCTCCCTGCTGATAATTTCTTATTCGAACAGAAGTTTCCTTTTGCTAAGATTACTTGTTGTGAGAAAGATCCACTTACTTATGTAGAAGGACTTAAGCGAAGACCCTCTAATGTGACTTATCTTAATCAAGATATCTTCACAGTTAAAGGAAAGTTTGGCTTAGTCTGGTTTGACTTATGTGGAGCCTTCCAAGTATCTCTTATTAACACTCTTATCTCTTACTTTCAACAATCACAATCAAAAGTTATCTGTCTTACTATTCTTGCTAAAAGAGAAGGTATAGACAAAGTATTACAGCTTTATGGAGCTAAAGATCTAGAGGATTTTAGAGTTAACACATTTCCTGAGTTAATATCTTCTTTCTCTAATTACAGACTATCTGTTATCTGCAGATATCTAAGCCCTAATAGGTCTCCTATGCTACTCTATGTATTTAAACTAAAAACTAACTAAACAAAAAACCCTAAACAAAATGACAACACAAAATCAAGAAGGAATTAACCTTCACCCCCTTATTAAACTGGTTATTCCCAAAGCAACTTTTTATTCTATTGTAGACAAAGTAAAGAACGAAAAAACTCCGAGTAGAAAATTAGCTGATGAGTTTAATTATTCTTTAGTAGCTATTAATTGTATTCGTAGTAAAGCAATCTCTATGGGCTTACTAGAAAGACCAATAGGTGTTTTAAGGATGATGGAAACACTACAAAAGAGAAGAGAAGCAGGTCTAACTCGTACTAAAAAAGTTGCAAAATCTACAAACTTTACAAAACTTACAAAGGAAGTTAACAGAGGTATTAAAATTACCACTCCTTTAGAAAAAGAGCCTTTGTCTAATTCTAAGTTTGTAAACATTAAGTTCGGTGAAATAGAAGTTGTAGTAGAGAAATCTGCTAACATCGTTATCACTAAGGACAAAATCGTAATCAACTAATCATTAATTAAACCTAAAAATATGAGCATTTCATTAAAAAAAGAAGCCCCTGTAAGAGCATTTGTTGGCAGAGGTCGTCCAAGAAAATCTATTGTAATCAATAGAAGATTGTCTGTTAACCAAGAAGACTACAAACTAGCTATTAGTCTGATGTCTACAGGCAAGAGTTTAACCAAGATTGAGAAGGCTACTTCTATGAATCTTAAGGCTCTTAGAGCTATTCGTAAGTATGCTATCGACAACAACTTAGTTCCTAAGAAAAAGTCTGCTGTAGAAGCTAATGTTAAGCGTCATTCAAAAATTGATGTTACTCCAGTTATCACTCCAGTAGAACCTTTGATTACTTTGGAAGAAAACAAGCCAGCTCTTATGACTGACAGAACCCTTACTATTGATTTTAAGGGTATTATCATGCAAGTTCAAATCTCATCTGTAGAAGTACAGGGAGACAGTATCATTGTCCGCTAGGACATCAATCTAGGGTAGGAGAGATACCTGCCCTAGGTTCTAATTTAGTCTAATGGCACAATTGTTGCCTATGTTTAACTTCTAATATTAAAAATCATGTATTACAAACAAAATCAAGACCTTAGCTTCTCAAAAGCTACTAATTACAAGAAATTATTGTATGTATCATTAACTATTAATGTTATCTTTGTAGCACTTTTACTTATGGCTTTCACTAGAGAAGACTCTATCATCACTAAGACTAAAATCATCAAAGAAGTAGTCACAGAGAAAGATGTTGTTCTTAATGATTCAGGAATTACAGCAGAATTAACTAAGCAAGGAGTAATCCTAGCTGCTGTTGCTTGCTTACAGTCTAGAATCGAAAGTAATCATGGTAAATCTAACGTAGGTATCCAAGCAAAGAACTTGTTTGGTATTACCTTCCACAAGTGTAAGCATGTAGCAGGTAGGCATGGAGTTTATGCTAAGTATGACTCTTACAGAGACAACATTAAATGCTATGCTCACATTCAAAAGAGGTATCTTAAGAACATAGACGGTGTCTATGCCGAAGATCCTAGCTATGTAAGCAAACTAAAAAGTTATAAGTAATTACAAATGATAACAAGAGACAGTGTACAACAAGCAGCCCTTAGAGAGGCTTTAATGTTTAAAAGAAGTGGTTTACAGTTAGCAACAGGTGCAGGTAAGACTAAAGTTGGTTTAGATTATATCAACTGTCTAAACAAAGAAGCTAAAATCTTAGTTGTTGCACCTAAGGTAGATATATTTAAGTCGTGGATTGATGATGCTAGTAAGTTTGGATTTCCCCAAGTGCTAGACAGAATCACATTCTCGACTTATCTATCTCTCCCCAAACATGATCCTGAAGAGTATGATATTCTCATATTAGATGAGGCTCACTCTCTTAAGGCTACTGCTTTGCCCTTTCTTCTTCGTTACAGAGGAAGAATCTTAGGCCTAACAGGTACTCCTCCTAAGTATTTGACCTCAGAGAAAGGTCAACTTATGCTAGAGTATTACCCAATTAAGTACGTATTTAAGACAGATAAAGCCGTAGAGAACGAGATTCTTAATGACTATCACATCTTCGTTCACTATCTAGACTTAAACAAGAACAAAACAATTAAGACTAAGCAAGGATGGATGACCAGTGAAAGAGCACAGTATGATTGGATTACTCGTGAGATTGAACAAGCAAACTCTAGTAGTTATATGTTCAAGACTATTCAACGAATCAACTTCTTAAAACAGTTTGAAACTAAGGAACACTACGCTAAAGATCTACTAGAACAACTCAACCAAGAGGAGAAAGTATTAATCTTTGCAAACACCATAGATCAAGCTGAAAGACTGTGTAAGGACTCTCACCATTCTAAGAACAAGAATAGTCCCTTAGAAGCGTTTAAAACAGGTGAAATCAACCGTTTATCCTGTGTAGAGCAGTTAAGTGAAGGTATTAACATCCCTAATCTTAAAAATGCTATCATTCTACACTCTTATTCTGGTGGTTCCCCTAAGGCTCAGCAGAAGTTTGGACGTATGTTACGTCTTCCTACAGATCAAACAGCTACAGTTCATATACTTTGTTATCGTAACACAGTAGATGAGAAGTGGGTATCAGATAACTTAAAGAATTACGACCAAAACAAAATAACTTCAGATAACTTAAAGAATTACGACCAAAACAAAATAACTCATTTAACCTAACTTAAACCTAATCAATATGACAAACAAAGAAAAATCATGCAAACAGCTCATTTGCGAGCTGGACATTTTAATTGAACAGGACTTTCAGAAAGCCAAACAAGACTTAGAAAACTTTAAGAACAGTCCTAGTGTGTTTAATTTATTTGAAATAAATGAAAACACAGAAGATCCTGAATCTCAAATATTTAGTATATTTGCTGACGATGAAGTTAGATCAATTGACCATGAGTAAGTTAAAATGCCTACAAGGTAAGATGACTCCTGCATTTATTGATCATTGTAATGAAAAAGGTATCGACTTAGTTAAGTGGTACAGGTGGCAGCTTCATCTTATCTGGGAACAAAGAAAAATCAGCAGAAAATATACTAATCTAAATTAATCTAAACTAATCATGTACAGAGTTAATTACCAATTCGACAAGCACAATGTGTCTATCCTAATGTTATGTGTTAAAGACGGAGATTCTTGGAAGCAAGTAAACGATGCTTACCTAGAAAACAGAATTAACGATAAGATTAAGCATGTTGCCGATAGCTACGAAGCAGAAAAAGGTGGCTTTGGAGAAATGCACTTGACAGAAGGCTTAACCTTTATCACAGGTACAGTAGACTTAGCTAAATAAGACATGGAAAGCATATTTATAGGTCTTTGTATCTTATTCAGTGTGTCTGCTATCTCTATGGCTATTCTATTTCTTCTATTTAGAGGAAACATTAACAACATACCTAAAGGAGACATTGTGTATGATCACATCGAAGAAGAGTTACCTAAGAAAGTAGTTAAGCGAAGAAAGTCTACTACTAACCCCAAACGTAAGTATAAGAATAATGGAAAAGGTCCTGTGGCTTGATGATCTAAGAGATCCTAGTCAAGGGCAATTTAAAATCTGGCTTAACTTAGCCTTTGGAGAAAACTTAGATGTTACTTGGGTTAAAGACTACGATGAGTTTGTAAAATACTTCAAGAAGAATGAAATGCCTTACGCTATCTCTTTTGACCACGATTTAGGCAATGAAATAACAGATCAACCAGAGCTAAACGAAAAAACAGGCTTAGATTGTGCTAAGTGGATAGTAGACTACTGTATGAACAATGCAGTCAGACTACCAAAGTACTTTGTACACTCAGCTAACCCTGTAGGTAGAGAAAACATACAGAGTTATTTAGACAACTACTTAAAATTTACAGACTTTACAGAGCCCTCTTAACTGAGGGCTTTTTACTTATGAGAAACTTAATCAAAAAACTTAACTTCTTGTGGACCATAGACACTCATGTCTATATGACCCAAGGTAAACTTTAACTTATGACAAACAATAAACAACAGACGGCAGTGTTAGGACACAAAACATCTTTAGTAGCTCAGACCTTAGATTCAAAGGAAAATAAACAACAGACGCCAGTAGAGTGGTTATTCAATGAACTTGAAAGGATTGACAAGGTGTATTATAGAAATACTATTATATACACAGATGCAAGAAAAGAAGCATATGAAAAAGCCAAAGAAATGGCGAAGGAGCAAGCCATCAAGTTGCATTATGAATACGAACTATATGTAATGATGAATGAATCAGATGTAATGACATTTGGGCAGTTTTACAAACAAACCTACGGAGGAGGTGAGCAATGATGTGGATACTTGGAATCTTAGCTGCTGTTATTATACTTGGATTAAACCGAATTGACAATGATGAACGTGATGAGCGTAGTGACTTGTTTCATTTGTTATTATTTGCACTCATGGCTGTAAGTGTAGTAGCAGGTATGTTAGGAATAAAACAAGCTGGTGTAAAATCAGATAAGCCTATCAAACCTTCTATTGAAATTGTGTGTACAGATGGTAAGTGTGATACTACCTACATTTATAAAAATATTAAGAAATGAGAACCAAATTTGAAATAAAAGACAAAAGACCTGTTAAGGAGAAAGTAACCTTCTTCTTAGCAGGCTTACTGTTCTGGAGAGGACGTAAGAAAGGTATGATTAATACTATTCATATAGGCTGGAGAGAAATTAGGCCTATATTCTTCCCTAAGGGTTTTTATGATAAGTATTCTTACTTAGGTACTATTCCTTACAATGAAGACGGAGATTGTTTTAGAGCTATTTACCCGTTAGTTTTAGCTATGGACTATGAAGCTAAGCCTAAATGGTGCCCTAGATGGTTTTTACGTTTCTTACACTTGTTTGGTTGTGATAACTCTATTGTAAGAGTAAGAAACAGAAGGCTACACAACCTGTTTAGAAACTTAACCAAAGGAATTCTATTTTGGGACTACAAGACTAAATGGAGTAGTTATGACTTAAGGATTAGTATTTCAGCACCTAAGCACCTACAAGACCTAGCTGATGATATAGAAAGCGGGTTTTACAGTAGGGGTAGACAAGAAGAAATAGTAGCTGAGATTAAAAAACTAGACCCTAAAGCAAGTATTATCTGGGGTAGTATTGATCGCTTAGAAAAACAGTTAGAGAAACTAGAAGCTGAAAAAGAAAAAAGAGATAAGCAATTAGATTCTCTTGTTCAACAAGCTAATGATAAACTTAGAGGATAACAAACAACTAGAAGAATTAGAAAACAAACAACTATGAAAAATGAAACAAGATTGTTAGTACTAGAGTTACTAACTGATTATCCTCCATTTCGTGACTCTGATGAAAAATTGATGGCTTATATCTGGAAGTTGGAGTTTGAAAAAATGGGTAATCCTATAGCTGATACCTCTACAAAGATATTCTTAAGAACTATGGCGTATGGTAACTTTACATCTAGCGAGTCTATTACAAGAATGCGTAGAAAAATACAAGAAGAAAATCCTTCACTACGTGGTGAAAAATACGCTAAACGCCAGGCTAATCAAGAACAAGTTAAAAAAGACTTAGGATATGGATGATAAACGACAAACCATAGTAGAGTGGCAATTCGAAGAGTTGTTTAACTCCTTCGAGAAGTACCATAGTGGAAAGTATACATTTGGTGAATACCTTTCTCACAATCTAAAAGTAATTAACACAGCCAAAGAAAGAGAAAAGCTACAGAGAATTAGCGACTTTCGTGCTGGAATAGAGTGTGAATCAGATCACCATGGTTATATGTGGACAGGCAAAGACTATCCAGAAGAATGGTATAAAGAAAACTGCGAAGGAGATGGTCAATGAATGCATTAACAATATGGTTATTGGGATTTTGGAGTGGAATTCTATTTAGTAAAGCAGTTAACAGTCCAAAACAAAAAGATAAGCAATGAGAAAGATATTAGTATTTATGATAAGGGCAGTATTACTATGTACAATTGGTATCCTATGTAAACTATTGATAGCAATGTTTGATGACTACAACGCAGCATTTAAAAACGGATGGCACTAATGACAAACAATAAACAACAAACGGCAGTGGAGTGGTTAGAACAAGAAATGTTAAAACCAAATTTAAGTATGAAAGAAATACTTCAACAAGCCAAAGAAATGGAAATTGCGGGAAAGAAAATGAGTTATGCCGATGGTTATGCGGAAGGTTCTAAACGGTCATTGGAAGTGATGGAATGGTACATCAAAACCCACATTAGTGGAATGATACAAGAACATATCAGTGACATCAACAAAAAAGTAGATGAGTAATGCTAGAAGATGTTATTAACCCAACACCAGCTAGGCAGCTGATTAATGACTTTTATTATCAGTTGCCTAACAATGGGTTTCTTAAAGAAGGACTATTGAGCTGTGAGAAAAGGTATAATGAAGCGATTACTTGCTCTCTAATTTCTGTAGACAAGACTATAGAAGCATTAGAACATCATGCTTGGCAAAACAGAAAGGTAATAGAAATGTACCAAGAAATAAAACAAGAACTAATACAAATTAGAGATGATCAAATGGAAATATAAACCAGCAGGTAACTGTCCAGTACAAGCAGAAGGCTGGTTCTTAAAGTATTATTTTTACTTTAGAGCTAGAGGTCAGTGGGCTACTATTGAATTCAGTAAGAGTGAAGGTCACCATGATAGAGATGAAGTCTACAAAGTATACATACTAGCTAAGACAGACGAATATATGGCTGGTTGGCTACCCAAGTGGAGATGTAGCTTGCTGATCTATAAAGGATGTCTTAAATTCTTATTTAAATATAAATAACATGAGTAAAATAGAACAAGTTAAAATAAACTTAAACGTAGAGGATCTCTTCAGATACAAGTTAGTCAGAGAAAGAGATGGCTTATCTAACGTAGGTCACAAAATTGGATGGATTGAATGGAACGAAGATGGTAAATTTAAAGAACTACATGATGAACCTGCAGTAGGTAGGTCGCTTATCCTAGATTTTCGAGGAATATCTTATACCTGGCTGACTACTACTGTTACAGAGATTTTGGAACAGAAAGAAAACTACATTAAGTTTGCAACAACAAATAGCATTTACGAATTATGGCAAAACGAATGAGTAGAGAAGAAAAACGAGAACAAGCATTGATTGACATCATCAATCAGATGTTTGTTATTGCAGGTCATGAAGTTACATTTGATGACATCAAAGACCGTAAAGACGATTGGTTTACCGATTGGACTATGACTACTGCACAGGCAGAAGAGTGGAAAAAATGGGGAGTCGCTTATCTTAGAGAAAAACTAAAGATGAATAAGGGATTAGCAGAGAAAGAGATGATGTGGGTTAATGTACAATGGGGACTTAAGTACTCAGACTTTCAAATATGAACAGCATAGACACACAATATCAGATCCTACTTCAATCTATCTTAGATTACGGAGTAGAAAAGTCTGATAGAACAGGAACAGGTACTAAGTCAATCTTTGGCTACACCATTAGACACAGAATGAGTGATGGATTTCCTCTCTTAACCACTAAGAAGATGCCTTGGAAGACAATAGTAACTGAGTTGCTGTGGTTTTTAAAGGGTGACACTAACATTAAATACCTTTTAGATAACGGATGTAATATCTGGACAGGTGATGCTTATAAATCTTACCGTGAACCTAGACCAAATGATAGAGACGCTTACACTATAGAAGAGTTTGCAGAACAAATCAAGACTAATCCTGAGTTTGCTGCTAGATATGGTGAGTTAGGTCCAATTTATGGTAAGCAATGGAGAAGTTGGGTATCTGATAAAGACATGGATTACGGCACTGAAACAAGTGTAGACCAAATTGCTAATCTAATCAACGATTTAAAGACTAATCCAGACTCAAGACGATTGATGGTTAGTGCTTGGAATGTTGGAGAATTAGATCAAATGGTACTTCCTCCTTGCCATTATGGCTTCCAAGTCTACACAAGAAAGTTGACCTACGAAGAGAAGAAGACGTACATGGATAAACACTTTAATGGTAAAGCACAACTTACCTTAAGCGATTTTGAGAAGTTTAATATCCCAAGTAGAGCTATCTCTTTAATGTGGAATCAGCGTTCAGTAGATACTTTCCTCGGTCTTCCCTTCAATATCGCCTCCTATGCTCTTCTCTTGATTATGCTTGCTGATGAGGTTGGTATGATTCCTGATGAATTAATCGGTAATTTAGGAGATACTCACCTTTACTTGAATCACATAGAACAAGCTAAAGAACAAATAGAAAGAGACTCTTACGAACTGCCTATAGTTTATGTAAGAGATGGTATCAATTGTTCTTCACTTAATGATGTTATTCTAACTAAGTATAAGTCTCATCCAGCAATAAAAGCACCCTTAAGCAATTAATTATGTGGAAGCCTATTCCAGGATTCGAAGAATACTATCATGTAAATGAATACGGAGAGGTTAAAAGCTTAGAAAGATCTTACAGTCAACCTAGATTCGGTAGACTAGAAGCTAGAGTTAAGAAAGAAAAGATCTTAAAAGGCTTTATTAATCGTGATGGACTTACAGGAGTTATCTTATCTGTAGGTTCTCTTAAGAAACGAGTGTTTAGGCAAACTTTGGTAGCCAAACTCTTCTTAGATGGACCTGAAGGTGAGTGTGTAATACACTTAGACGGAGATAAGCTTAACAATCACTACACCAATCTTAAGTGGGGTACCAGAGTAGAGAACATCATGCACTTGAATGCAATCAAAGCTTCTAGTTGGCACATACATGTAGTAAGTCTAAAGACAGGTACTTACTATAAAAGTGTAGCAGAAGCATGTAGAGCAGAAAACATTTGCTATGATGGAGCTGTAACTGGACTTAAACTACCTAGATCTAAGTATAAAAAGTTATTAAAAATGGTATAATATGGATGAATTAAAACTAGATCTAAAAGGATTCACACCTAAACAATACGCTGCTCTTATACTTAGAGATGAACTTAAATTAAGTTATGGTAGAGCAGGTATTAAGATGGGTATGAATCACTATGCTTTCAGTTCTCTTTACAAAAGAGCCAAAGCAAAAGAAAAACTAAAAATAATCTACGTATGATAACACACGTATGTGAAAAGAAACCTGAGTACTTTGAGTTTATCTCTAGTCACTTTGGAGTAACCTTCACAGAAAAATCATTTATGGATCCTACACTAAAGGTGCATGCTCTACACGAAGGAACAGAGATAGTAGCAGTACTTTTAATTAAAAAGAAAAAAGATAACCAGTATAGAATTACTTTTATACGAGTATCTAACGAGTTTCAAGGTAAGCGTTATGGTCATGCAATACTTAGTATAGCTTTACATGATGCTTATAACGAAAATAAGGGCCCTATAAAGGCATTTACAAGGGTTAAAGCACAGAACATCCAATCTCTTAACTTCTTTCAAGCAGAAGGCTTTAAAATAGATAAATTTGAATGCTTGCATGAGACTGTGTTAGAGAACGGAAACATTGTTACAGAGCTAAAACCCGCTTACATTTTAAACAAAGACTACGATGACAACAGAATCTAGAATTCTATTAAATAGAATTAAGACACCAGATGGTACTATCTTAACTTCTTACAATAGACATAACTACGTTGAATATAAGGACACTTTAACTAAAGAGGTTCTTATGGTTGACGGAGGTACAGACTATTTAAGAAGAAACGTAGGTACTTACGAAGAGTTAAGCGTTTATGACGATGGCTCTCACATTACAAGAAGATCAGCTGTACACTGGGGAACCAGAGGTAAAGACGGCAGACAACCTCTAGTTTACAAGCCGTTAAAAGACTTAGACTCAGATCATATTGAAGCTATCCTAAAGACACAACATCAAATCTCTGACTTTTACAGAGAAATTTTTAAGGAAGAATTGAAATATAGATTTGACGAACGAGCAGAAAAACTTTAACTTTGTTCACCTTATGACTCCTAAACAACAAGCAGAGGCTATGGAACAAGAAATCCTAATGGGATTAGGGTTCCAAATGAACGGTTACGCTTACAGACAGATTGCGAATTACACAATTGACAAGATTATAGCAGAATACAGAGATATGGACAACTACGTTAAAGATCGTTCTATGCAGAATGCTATATTGTTTTGGAAAGACGTTAAAAAGGAAATAAACAAAAATGAAGGAAGCTTGTAAGGAAATAGGAAAAAAATTGAAGAACACTAGGTGTATGAGTACTAACGAATTCTTCGCATACTCTCTTCTCTTTGTCTCCCTCCTTTCTATTGTAGCAGGGCTAATAATAAACTTATTAGCTATATTTGCAGAATGAGTTCTGACTACATATTAAGCGAGAATGGTACGGTGATAGAATATCACCTGATTGTAAAGACAATGAAAAAGAATGAAGACTACAAATTCTACTCAGAAAGAGAAAGAGACAAAGCTTTTAAGAAAGCACTAGAAGAAAAAAACCTATTACTAGCACATCGTTACACAAGAGACAGCGAACAAACACCAGAACAAATTTAACTTTAATTAAACTAAACAATAAAGCACCTCTAGGGGTGCTTTTTTCATTTAAACCCATTTAACCTAAAATAATATGCCAGAAGAATTAGAATCAGCAGGCCTAATTGCAGGCCAACAACTTCAGATCTTTGATGATCCATTCTCTACGGAGTTTATGCAACAAGCAGAAAGAACTATCGAAGTCTCTGCTGTTCATGCTCCTAAAGTGAAACGTGCACGCAAAGTCTTAACAGACAAGTTTGTAATGCACAAAGATCTAAAAAGACGCTTGATTAAACTTAAGGCTACTGATGTCCCCCAAATAGTAAAAGACATAGTAGATGACTTATTATCACTTAAAAGAGTTCCAGAAGGCTCTAAGTATTGTAATTATCTTGGTTTATCACAAGCAGACTACAGCAAACTTTCTTATCTAGACGAAGACCGTAAAAACAGATTAGAAGGCGAAGAAACAAGAATGCAGATGATTAGACCTGGTACTGTATTAATATTACACATAGGTAAAACAAGATTATACGCAGACTCAGAGGCTATTTATACTAAAAGACTTACCCTTACCGCTCGTCACTTAAATAACTTAGTTTATCCTATCAAAGAGTTCTACGAAAAGAAAGGTTCTTTTACTGCTCACCGTTACACCAGTCATAATGATGGAGCAAATGAAGAAGTTTCTTATTCTTACAATGTACCTAGACTGGAACAAGACTCAGAACCTCTTCTTATCAGACACAGTATACTATATGGTATTAGTGGTTTCTTTATTGACCAAGCAGGTCTTACTATAACTCATGGTCACCCTACTATAATAGGTGTAGAGTTTGAAAATACTGAACTAGTATTACCTGAGGTATGGAACTATAAGAAGCGTTATCATACTTCTGTAGGTAAGCTTATTCGTAGGATCTTTAAAGATAAATACTCTGATAGAGATATTACTACGTTCTCAGAATCTTATGCCTCTCTTATCACAATCTCTAATCCTCTATATGATTTTAGGATTATGGAAGGAGAACAAGTTAAGTGGGCTTACCATGAAGATAACTATTATGCTTTCTCTAACACTTTAGGTAGCTCTTGTATGCGTTATGACAGATGTCAATCATACTTTGAAATGTATACTAGAGATCCTTCTAAGGTTAAGATAGGCGTACTTATGAGAGCCAATAGAGTAGCAGCTAGGGCTATTTTGTGGAATTTAGGTGAGCAGTGGGCTTACGATAGAATTTATTCTGTTAATACCGAAACTGAGAACCTACTTAAAACTGCCTTAGAATCCGCTAACTACAAGAAAATCTGGCAAACATACGAAAGACACTCTATTAAGATAGATTTAACTGGAATCACACGATTCCCTTATGTAGATACTCTTTACTGTTACCATCCTGACGATCAAGTCTTGAGTAACTATGGAGAAGGCCATCACTATACCCTTAGGTGTACTGGAGGTGATTTCTATAACCACTCAGGTCTTCCTGATACTATATGTTGTGTTGTTTGTGATGCAGAAATAGAATATGATGATTCTTGCCACATAGACGCAGGTAGATATGTAGACGAAAGATGTTGTGGTGATTGTTCTATCTATTCAGAGGTAATGGATGCTAATTTTACAGATCGAGATGACTTCGTACAAGACTATAATAGTGACCCTGTACTAAGAGATCGAGCTGTAGAATTGTTTGATGGAGATTATGCATATGAAAACGATGATTATCTCAGACAATATGAGAATGGTTTTGGTTTCTTTATTCATAATGAGCATGCGTATGAAGAGATTGATGGATGTTTCTATCATCCAGATGACGAGAACAAACCTGAAGCAGACACTTCAATCGAGGTTGTTACAGAAACTACACAAGATTTTACTTTTACAAGAGATACAGAGACTCCTTATATATTAACTAGTTCTTCTTCTGTCTCTAACTCTCTTTCTAGTTTTTCTTCATCTGGTTCTTCTATTGTCTATCACCCAAGTCAGTTTTCTGGGTACCTTGACACTCCTAGTACTCTCGGAGATATTGCAAGATCACTAGGAGAGTCAGCTCAGATTAATCAAATTACTGAAGTTAGTGAGAATACTCAACCTACAGAAAACACAGAGACTGCAGAAACTACTGAGAGTCCTGATCAATTTTTAATTTAAAAAATAATGAAATACACAACAAGTAAACTAGAATCAATAGACCACACCATTAAGGGTGATTTCCCAGTAGATTTTGATCTACTATTTGATATTATGTATCAACAAAGTCCTACCTATCAACCAGAACTCGAAGCACTTAAGAAAGATTGGCTTGTAGAGCTTATTTCTAAGATCGAAGGAGTTACTGTGTACGAGAGAGGAGGCAATATCTATTGCACAAAAGGAGCAGCAGAATTCTATCCTACTATCGTAGCTCACTATGACACAGCTCAAGACTATCATGCTGGGATGAGAATCTTTAAGACAGATGAATGGATTTTTGGCTTTGACAATGCAAGAGGCGAACAGTGTGGCTTAGGTCTCGATGACTCTGTAGGTGTATGCTTTGCTATCCAAATGCTTAAGATGATGCCTGCTTGTAAGGTGTTCTTGCCTTATGGCGAGGAGAGAGGTCTAGTAGGTACTTATGCTTGCGATATGAGCTTCTTTGACGACTCTTTGGTTGTTACTCAGCTAGATCGCAGATCCTATACAAATGACTTCATTAAGTATACAAATGGTGTTCAGACTTTCAACCCTGAGCATTATGACTTAATTGGTGATTTGATGGATAAGTATGGTTACACTCTTAATTCAGGCACAGCTACTGACGTAGGTGGTCTTCGTAAGCGAGGTCTTAAGGTATCTTCTCACAATTTATCTTGTGGTTATTTCAACGAGCATGGAGATAGCGAGGTAGCAAGTGTAGCACTTCTTACTAATGCTTTTAGTTTTGCTTATGAAATGCTTACAATGCTAGCTGAGAGAAACATTCCTCTTACCTTCCCTGTACCTAATCTTCGTTCTGAGCTTCCGTATGGAGGTAGTAAGACTAAATCTAGTACTACTTACTTGGGAACAGGTGCTAAGCAAATTAATATCTGGGATGACGATGATGAAGATTGGTACTATGACATACAGAGGGGAGAGTGGATGCCCCCAAAAAGCGAATTGGCTTCTACTAAAAGTTCAAAGCACTGGTCTAAACCAGAAGATCCCTTGGACATGTTAGATCCTTTTGGAGATATTGCTTATGATAAAGATAAAGCAGAAGAAGCCGCAGCAGAGGAGGAGTATGAAATCTACAGCGAATGGATAGCAGAATGTTATCCTCAGTATCAAGACCCAAGACTAAGAGAAGGACTAGAGTCATTCAGCAATAAGTCTAAAGTTCTCTACAAACAAGCAGACCTTGATGAAATGATGATGGAAGGTATCTGTCCTAATTGTCTAGGTGATAAACTTCACGTTACAAATGATTTGTTACTTAACAGTTATTGTTATGAATGCGAAAGCATCTTTAACGTACCTGAAGACGAGCAAGATTTCATTGAGACAATGATGAAAGACTGCAAAGCTGGGGAAGTTCCTTTCGAGGAAATTGTAAAACTGTAACTTATGGATATAGAACACTATGGAGAAAGTCTGGAGTCACATCCAGACTTTCTTTTTATGAAAAAAATGTGGATAGAAGACCAAATTCTCTTGCAAAAAGATGAGGATTTGCCTATCTTTGTAGACCCAATAAAGATTAATTCTCAGGAAATCTTTAAGGGTGTAAACTTTACTTTAATAAAACCAACAGATGAAGAAAACGTTTTACGAAGTCCTCTGGGCACTGCTACAGAAGGAGAAGATGATAGACAAGTGGATTTACGAAGAGAAACTTCTACATAACGGAACTACTTATAGTTGGACACCTAAAGCACTAGAGGATTTAGATCTTTCTAAATCTATCGGAGAGTTTATTTCTACTAGTACTTCTAACAATCCTACTCCACTGAGTAATCAAACTTCTGGAAAGAAGGAAATTGTTATCTCTGCTACTTGGCTAGCTGAGTTTGTAGGTAAGTTTAGTGCTAAGAATCTAGGAGTATCAGGTAAAACCACAGACAAATCTAGCGTAGTAAAACGCTTAATTAGATTTATCAGTGAGTACGACTACACTCTTGAAGAAATAGCACAAGCAACAGATCTCTACATAAATACACTTAAGTCTCAAGGAAACATTAGATTCGTTAGAGAATGTGGTTACTTTATCTACAAAAAGATAGATAACGTAGACCAAAGCGACTTAGCCAAATGGTGTGAGGAGTTGAAGAATGGTAGTGGGCCAGCTTACAATAGTCATCAAATTTTGTAAGTATGGAGTTTGGACAATTAATTGGGCAGATAGAACGGAATAAACTAGTAAAGGAAGAGGGGGGATTAACTTCTATCCCTCCTCCATTTCCGAGACTAGGAGAACATTACGGAGGATTTACTAAAGGTTCTATTACTTGTTTAACAGCTGCATCAGGTGTAGGTAAGTCAAAGTTTGCTAAGTACATGACTATCTTAAACATCTACAAGCAAGTACGCTTGAACAAGAGTTCTATACAACCTAAAATCTTTTACTTTGCTTTAGAAGAAAGTGCTACAGACTTCTGGTTATCTTTTATCTCAATCTACATGTATGAGAAGCACAAGATAACTATTAGCGTACAACAACTAAAGTCTATTGGTAATTACACTATGACTAATGATCTTATGGCTAAAGTTAAAGAGGCTGAAAGATTCATCTATAACCTACAAGAGATCGTAGAAGTAGTTGATTACATTAGAAACCCTACGGGAATCTCGAAATATATTAGAGCCTATTTTGATAACCCTGAAATCGGAGAGCACACATATAAAGAACTCGAAGACGGTAAGAAGTTAATCACAGGCTATAAGTATAGATCAGAAGATACCTGGGTATTTTTTATTTTAGACCACATTAGTCTTCTATCTAATGAGATAGCTCCTGACACTAAGATTAAGTTGTCATCTTATCAAACCTTTGACTTTATGATTAAGGATTACGTATTAGAGGTTTTCTCTAAGCGTTACAAGATGATTAACGTAATTGTACATCAGCAGACACCTGCATCAGAGAAACAGACTTACACCTACAAAGGTCAGTTGATGGAAGAAAAACTAGAACCTTCAATGGAAGAACTTCACATTAACAAAGGTGTACACCAAGACTACGAGATTGTCATTGGTTTATTTAGTCCTGCTAGATACAACATTGCTACCCATAATGGATATGATGTAAGTATCTTAGGTAACAAGTATCGCTCCCTTAAATTCCTTAAAGACCGTTACTATGGCTTAGAAAACTCAAGCATAGGACTATATTTTAATGGAGCTAACGGAGAGTTCCAAGAGTTACCTAGACCCCAGGATATGAATAACCCAGTGGGCAATTATTATGAACGATTTTTAAAAATGTAAAGAATGGATGAACAACAGAACCCCTATTTAATTAGAATAATCAAGCAAATGTGTGATGTTATTAACGTAGACTATACTACTATCGACTTCAAGGAAGATGGATGGTATGAGAAGCACACATGGACCATAGAACAAGAAGACAACTTCTTGATGTGGCTTTCCTCAGAACTTTACAACAATGAAGATATGAGAGAAGAGTTATTAACTGACCCTGAGAAAGATCTTCAGAACTGTTTCACTGCCGCTGTGCACTTTGTAGGCAACTTTGGGTGGGATACAGAAGATGATATCATAGGACAAATAGACGAAATCGAAGAAACAAAATAAAATAAATATATGTCAAGCAAACTAATCGCAATTGTAGGACCTTCAGGTACAGGTAAATCTACCTCTATCAGAACCCTCGATCCCAAAGAAACCTTTATCATCAACGTAGCAAGGAAAGAATTGCCTTTCAAAGGAGCAGAGAAACTCTACAACACTGAGTCAAAGAACTACATGGAAGTAGATGAGATCGCTCAAATCACAGCTTTGTTACAACAAATTAGCGATAAAGCACCACACATCAAGAATGTAATTATGGATGATGCTATCTACTCTATGTCTTTCCTTATGATGAAGAAAGCTAACGAAGTAGGTTTCGGTAAATTTGTAAACTTAGCTAAGGATGTAACCAACATGCTTACTACAGCTCGCAAACTTCGTAGTGACCTTAAAGTATTCTACATCACTCACTCAGAAAACATAGAGGATGATGGACATATCGTAGGTCAGAAGATTAAGACTATCGGTAAAGCTTTGGACAACCAAATTGTGTTAGAAGGATTGTTTACTATCTGTCTTTATACTCACGTAGGTGAAGATAAGGATGAGAAAGCAACCTATCATTTTGTAACCAATCGTTTCAAGAACTATCCTGCGAAGAGCCCTATGGATATGTTTGCTGATACATTGATTCCAAATGACCTAAGTCTTGTATGTCAGACAATCGACACTTATTACACAGAAGAAGTACCAACAAAAAAGAAATAAAATTTAAACAAACTTAAAGACAAACAATTATGAAATTCGAAGAATTAGAAACCAGAGAGCCTTCATCAGGCAAAAAAATGTACACAGGATTTGCTCCTATTCAAATCGTTGCTGTAAACCCAACTAGTAAAGCTCTTGCTGCACTTTTGGGAATTGACGAAGATAAAATTAAAGAACCTAACTACCAAGGAGAAAACGGAATGCGTTTGGACTTCTGGTATGTAAACCATCCAGACTTCAAAACAGAATTACGTGGTAAGTTCTCTTTGTGGGTTAACAACGATACTCGTACCTCACAAGCAGGTAAGAAACAGTTTATTGACAACTATACAAAAACCTCTTGGGCTCTTAACTTGGCTGACTTGAGCGATGCACAATCTGCTTTGGATCCTTCTCGTAGAATGGATTTGAGAAGTGCACGTGAAGCTAAAGGTGGTGAAGAGTCAATTTACTCTTTGCTTAAAGCTTATGGTAACATCTCTCCTAAAGAGAAGCCATTTGTACTTGACTCTTGGAACTCTATTGCTAGAGGTAAGGGTAATGAGTTGGTAGACTTCTTTGCTCATTTTAACAAAGCTAACATGGGTGTTAAAGTTCTTTTAGGAATTAAAGATGGTAAGTACCAAGATGTATGCACTAAGGTATTTGTTAACGTAGGTGGTAAAATTACTGACTACGTAGCTAAGCAAATCACTGGTGAGTATGGTTTCAAGAGTTTCTATGGAAACTTTACCTTCAAAGAATACACTGAGAATGATGCTCCTGAAAGCAATGAAGTAGAGAGTCCTTTCTCTAACGAACCTTCTATGAGTTGGGATACTAATGAGGTAGCAACTGCACCTATTAGCGAAGACGTAGACAGCTTGTTCTAAATCTTTTAAATTATTCTATTCTATTTTTAAAAAAGGGGGTTACATTTGTAGCCCCTTTTTTATTAACTGACTATGGATTTAACAAGTATTGAAATCAGACCTAACGTACAAACACTGTACAAACTTGTAGGACAAGAAACCTTGATGTCTTTTTACTTCGGAGAAAAGATAGACTTGAGAAATAAGTATAAGAATCCTTTCAGATCTGATAAGCATGCTACCTGTTTCTTCAAGTGGAGTCAAGGAGGTAACCTTTACTTTATTGATTACGCTACTGAGAAAATCCACTATAACTGCATAGACATAGCTCAAATGAGAACAGGATATGAGTATCCTGATATCCTGTATAAAATTGAGTCAGACTTCCAGCTTAAGAACTTTAGCCTAGAAGACAGGCTTGGACTTAAAATAGAAGTAGATAGTCTTAAAACAGTTAAACCAGCAGAAGTAAAACCTGCATCCATTAAAGTAAAACTAACTAAGTTCAATCAGAAAGATTTAGAATACTGGTCTCAGTTCGGAGTAACAGAAAAGATTCTTAAGTTCTATGATGTACGAAGAGTAGAAAAGGCTTGGATAGCAGAGAATATATGGTACATTAATAACGACTTTGATCCTTGTTATCGGTATAAAGAGAAAGATAAGTTTAAACTATATCGTCCTTATGCAGATAAGAGAGTAAAATTTAGAACTAACTTCTTTGGAGGTATGCTTGAGGGTTATACCCAGCTACCACATAAGGGAAGTATCTTAATTATTACCAAAGGAACTAAAGATGTGATGACCTTACATTCTATTGGAGTTAATGCAGTAGCTGTTAGAAGTGAAACAACTCCTATCTCAGAGAACGCCTATGAGCTTCTTAAGGCTAGGTTTGATTCCATATATGTTTGGTTTGATGCAGATAGAGCAGGAATAGAAGGAGCAAAGAAGATATCAGAGATGTACGATATACCAGTATTGTATCATCACGCAAGCTTAGGTAAAGACATAAGCGACATTTACAAAGTACACGGAAAAGAAAAATTAATAGAAATATGCCAACAGTTCACGATATTGTAAAAGAAGCCTTAGCGTTAGCGTTTAAGGACTTAAAAGTGGAATCCTTAGTACAGGAAGGTGTTTGGAACAGAACAAGAAGCAAGAGTAAATATTCTAAGTATTATACAAAGAATGTAACGATTGTAACCCCAGAGGAAGCAGCAGCAAAGAGATTGGCTACATTTCAAAGATCGCAAGAAACCAAAATAAACATTAGAAAGTTTAACGAGTTAGAGCAATCTATTATGTCTATTATATGTAGAGTACATAAGGTCGATATAGAAGACTTTGTAAGACTACGTAGAGGAAGAGAGTTAGTAGACGCAAGATTTCAGTTTGCAGCTGTGTTTAGACTTCAGTTCTACTACACATTATCTAAGATAGGATTCCTCTTATCTAAAGATCACTCAAGTATCATCCATTCTATTAAGAAACACAAAGACTTTTACGACACTATTAGCTCTTATAAGGCTCAGTATGTAAAAGTTCTTAACGAGATTGAGAAAGAATACCCAGGACTCCTTAATACGGTCTTAAATCCTAACATTATTTTGGTAGAAGACAGAGCAGGTTGGGGTAAGAAGTCAAGAACCTTAGTTAACGGAGTGTTTTTAGAGCACATTAATAATGAAAAAACTAATTGATATACCAGACGATTGGTATCAGCATTTAAGAGAAACAATAGAGAGTCCGTATTTTAGAAGCCTTGGGGGTTTCATCGCTAGGGAAAGAGCAAGTAAACAGATCTTTCCTAAGAAGGATGAAGTCTTCAGGGCTTTTAATTTAACTCCATTTCAGAAAGTTCGTGTAGTTATACTAGGTATGGACCCTTATCCAAACAAACATAAGGGGGAACCAGTAGCATGTGGACTTTCTTTCGCACCTAGAAATCGAGACTACATACCTCCTTCCCTTAGGATTATGTACAATAGAATCAAACAAGACATTTATCCAGACGAATTATCCTTCCCCATAGATATGAACATAGAATCATGGGCTAAGCAAGGAGTTCTTATGTTAAACGCTGCTTTGACTATTGAAGAAGGTAAGTCAGGTTCTCACTTGGAGCCTTGGAAACAGTTTACCGAAGAAGTACTTAAAACTTTAAGTAGTAGTACTACAGGTTTAATCTTTTGTTTCTGGGGTAAGGACGCCTTAAAGTTTGCTCACTTAGTTGATGACAAATTTCACCACGTATTAACAGCATCTCATCCTGCTTCCGCACTATACAAAGGAGGAGAGTGGGAGTGCGATCACTTTACAAGAATTAACCAAATCCTTATGGCCAGCAATCCAGATGATATTGTATGGCTAGAAAACTTAAAATAAAAACATGAATTGGCAAGATTATGAGGCCTTAGGGCACTTAGAACTAAAAGGACAACTAGTAGAATTTATCACTACTAGAGTTAAAGAAGTAAGACAAATGGAACAGAGCAGTGAGTACGATTACTGTGAGATCCAAGGAAGAGTCAAAGAACTAGCAGAACTAACAAAATTTATCGAATCAATTAAAAAAATCAAACTATGAATAAACTAGATTTATTAAACTCATCAAGAACAAATTGGGTAGTAGAAAAGAAAGCCTTGTTTGGTCCTGATGGGGAACCCACACCAGCATTTGGGGTCTTTAGAACAGACAACAACAGATGTTTAGGTATTGTAGGAGCCAAGTATGTTCCTACACAGAACGAAGAAATCCTAGATATGTTACTTGAAGCAGCAGCCCGAGTAAATATATCAGGTGAAAGAGGTGGTATGCTTGGAGAAGGACAGAAAGTCTATTACCAGTTTCCCCTAGAAGATGTAAAAATCGGAGGATCTTTTAACAAAAGATACTTAACTGCTTTGACTTCCCATGATGGAAGTTCTCCTATAGGCTTTGGTGCCACTAACGTAACTGTTGTATGTGCTAATACTTTTTATATGGCACTAAGGGATTCTCAGCGTGTAAGACACACCAAGAATTCACATGGTCGCCTAAGTCTTATCGTCTCTCAACTCCAAAACTCTCTCACCCAAGAAGAGCAGTTCATTGAAAAGTTGATTGATATGAGTACTATTAACGTACCTGAAACTGTTTCAGATGACTTTATCTTAAGTATTATCGGAGGTGATGTAGCTAACTCAAGAGGTAAGAACAGAGTAAACGATTTTCGTAGGTCTATTACTGCAGAGTATGAGACACACGGTAACACTGCTTATGCTTTGTTTAACGCAACTACTCGCTTTACTAACTATATGATGTCACACAAAAGTGTGGAAGCTAAGCGTGAGTCTTTGATTCATGGTAGTGCTTACACCATTAATAATAAAGGTTTGGAATTAATTTCCGAAACCTACACTCCCGTTCATAGAGAGTTATTATCTTTGTAATACCTGTTGCATGCCAAAAGATTAGGAGGTCACTAGATCTCCTTTTCTTTTTGTGTGTTCTCAGTTATATTTGTAGAGTATGTTAAAGAGAACACCTAAGAAGATTCCCGTAAAGGGATTACCTGAAGAGAAAGATTTGCAGAAGCCTTGCTCTGAATGTGGTAAGATTAAAGCAATAGCAAACAAGACTAAGAGATTGTGTGCTAGCTGTGTAGTAAAAGAAAAGAAGGCTAAGCAAAAAGTCCGCAAGGAGATCAAAAGAAAGATCAAACAAGAAACTATCACTCAAACTAAGTTAGACCAAATAACTTCCTGGCTAGTAAGAGGAGCACACATTAACAAATGCCATGCTTGTGAGATTACGCTTGACCCTAAAGGACTTCAATGTGCACACTTCGTAGGAAGAACCAAAGTATCTACACGATACCATTTGACTAATCTCTTACCTGCTTGTCCTAAATGCAACCTATATACTCCTCACCACGTGTGGAACTTAGGTAAGTCTTTAAATAGGATATGGGGAGAAGACACTACGGAAGACATGTTGCAACTCTCTAATAAGATTCTTAAGCTAAGCAACCATGATAGAAAACTCATCTACGATGTATATAGAACTTGCCTTACAGATATTGAACAAGGCAACTATAGTCAGACTGAGAAGTATCAGAAGCTACGTGAAGCATTACACGATTATAACAAAATAGTAGGACCATTATTAAAATGATTTATCTAGTAACAAAACAAGATATCTCCCTGCCTGATGTAACCCTCTGCTCTGTACAAGATTCCCTAGATTACTTAAATAAGTTAGACTCTATTGGTGTCGATACCGAGACTAGTGGTTTTGATCCATATACTTGCAAGTTTTATACCTTGCAATTAGGAGACCAAGACGTACAGTATGTTGTAGATCTATCTACAATAGACATCCAAGAGTACAAGAATTTATTAGAAATTAAGGAACTAATAGGTCATAACTTTAAGTTTGACTTACGATTCTTGTATCATCAGAGAATTGTACCCACTAGGGTATACGATACGTTTTTAGGAGAGAAAACATCCCGTTTGGGTATAGAAAGTCATAGATGTTCTTTAGCTGCTTGTGTAGATCGCCATTGCGGAATAACACTTAGTAAGGAAGAACGAGCAAACATTACAGGTAGACTAACCGAAGGGTTTGTTAAGTATTCTGCTTATGACGTAAAATACCTACACGAAATCAAGTCGAAGCAAAACTTTACCCAATTTACAGAAGGTACAGATGTGTCCATTCAATTGGACAATCGCTTTGTTTTAGTACTAGCATATATCGAGTATTGTGGTATGAAGCTAGACGTAGAACAATGGACCAAAAAGATTGAGAAAGTACAAGTACAAGCTGATGAGGCAGTAGAAGCACTTAACAAGTTTATTCTGGAGAACAAGATGTCCAAATTTATAGACACTCAGTTAGACATGTTCTCTACAGGTAACAAGATTAATGTGAATTGGAACTCACCCTCACAGGTTGTAGAATTCTTTGAGGCTATAGGTGTAAACACAACTGTAGTCGAGAAAGGAGTTAAGAAACAAACTATAGAAGCAAACCATCTAGGTAAGTTTGCAACTAAGTATCCAATTATTAAAACTTATCTTTCATTTAAAGAAGCACAGAAAGACATAGGAACTTATGGTTACAACTGGATAGAACAAATTAATCCAGTAAGCGGAAGAATCCACACACAGTTTAAGCAGTTGATGAACACAGGACGCTTATCTAGTGGTGGTAAATCTGGTAACGTAAAACATCAAGAAGAAACACAAGGATAAGCGACAATCAGCTAAGGTTGCTGGCTTTGCAATCAACTATGGTGGTAGTGGTATTGGTATAGCAGACCAACTAGGATTAAATGTAGAACAAGGTCAAAAAATCTATGACGCATACTTTGCAGCTTTCCCTGGACTTAAGGCTTACTTTGATGAAACTAAGAAGTTCGGTATCGAGAATGGTTATGTGTTAATCTCTCCCGTAACAGGTAAGAGATCCTACGTAGATTATTACGAAGAGTTTGCACAGATTAAGGGCGAACTAACCAAAGAATTCTGGGATAGGTACAAATCTATGAAGAATAGTGACACTCCTACTGCTAGGCAAATGAAGGAGAAGGTCAGTAGGTTCTTTAGAAAGAGAGGTGACATTGAAAGAATGTCATTAAATTATCCTATCCAAGGTGAGTCTGCGGAAATTACTAAACTAGCTTGTGTGTATTTCTGGAATAAGTATTTAATACCTAATAATTTATTGTTTAAAGTATTGATAGTCAATATAATACACGATGAAATATTAGTAGAAACTCCTCTAGAAATAGCAGAAGAAACAGCAAAACAATTAGAAAAATCAATGGTAGATGCAGGTGCTAAGTTTTGCAAAAGAGTAAGACTAAAAGCAGATCCTTGTATCGCTCCGTATTGGAAGAAGTGATGAAAGAAGAAGAGATTAAAGAAGTTAGGAGAACATATCTTCTAGCTAGAGCTGTAAACACACAATACCAATTCATTCGTGAGTTCGTTAATCCTGATTTAAAGAAAGCAATCAATGAAGCAAAAGCAAAGAACGCTTACTTTATAAAACTTTTAGACGGTTATTTGGAAAAGAGAAACGTAAGTAATCAGATTGACGAAGACGAAGAGTTGGCATTCTTGTTATTAGAAGAAATAGAAAAAAGAACAAACAATAAGTTATGATAAATAGAGTTTACATTCCTGCATCTCTATCCCTTAACATAGATGGCACAGTTCATCTTAAGGGAGATAGAGAATTAATGCAGACTTATTTTAGAGAACTTATGAAACAAGATCCAAAAGTAGATGTAGAGATTTGTATCACACGAATTGACTCAAAGAAAACAAACCCTCAGTTGGCTTATTTTTACAGTACCCTAGTACCTATCATCCGAGGAGGATTTGAATCGCTTACAGGGGAAGTATATACCAAAGAAGACGTAGTTGCTTTCCTTAAGGACAAGTACTTCTACGAAGAGATTATGTTTCAGGGACAATTCATCAAAACTCCTCTCTCACTTTCTAAGGGAAAGAAGGAAGAAGTTCATAAGTTTATCCAAGATGTTATTACCTTTGCAAGAGAAATCCTGGGAGTGGAAGTACCAGAACTAAGCTAACTTAAAATAAAAATTATGTTATACATTATAGAACCAAGAACAGAAACAGACAGAGTAGAAGCCGTGGGCTTACCTGGAATTAAACATCACTATGGTGAGAATTCAGTTACTTACATAGACGATCAAGGAGACAAAGGAGAAATTACAATCTCTATAGGGTCTATCGTTAATTGTAATGGAACTCCTGGAGTAGTCACAGAAGTTGTTCCTATGAAGTTTGGAAGAGTTATCCTAACAGTTAAGTTAGATCATACTCCTAAAACTACTACAGGAGCTTTAATGCGTTGAGTATGACAGATGATTTCCCTGCTATGGAAGATTATAACGAAGGCAAGCAAGCACTTCGTTTTAACAAAGGCAAAGCACATTGGTCTCTAGTAGATTTTAAGTCTCTAGAGCCAATGGTAGAAGTCTTAGAGTTTGGAGCGAAGAAGTATGCACCAAACAATTGGAAGAAAGGAATGCCAGTAAGCGAAGTAGTTGAAAGCATGCTTAGACATACGTTCAGTTTGTTGTCAGGTGAGTCTCACGATAAGGAGTCTTTGATTCACCACATAGGACACATACAATGTAACGCTATGTTTATTGCTTACATCCTTAGAGAGAAGCCTGAATTTAATGACTTGACAGATGAAGGTAAAGTTCAGTAACTTCTTTAGAGGAAAACAAGGACAACGAGATTATCCTTATTGGTTTTTCTACATAATCCCTACACTAACCCTTAGCAGAACACACTCTAGACAAAAGTTTAGTGTTCACTTAGGGTTTTTGTTTTTTAATTTAACTTTAACAATAGACAAATGATTTTAGATCAAGGATACTTAGATAGTACAGCACAGAGTCAAAGCAGACTTAAAAAGCTATTACAACACCCAAACCTTTATTATAATTACGACCCTAGCTCCGATACAGATGAGCCAGCAGAAGTAACTCTAATAGGTGATGGAGTTGATTTAATTTTAACTCAAGGAGAAGAAGTATTCAGATCACAGTTCCACATTAGTAGTGTAGAAAGACCTACAGGACAGATGGGAGATTTTGTATGGAGTCTGTTCTGTAACCGAGAAGATAGTATGGCTGAGACTATTGCATATGAAGCAGCAAAGTTTAAGCGAGATACTATTGCCAAGGTGAGAGAAAGATTCGAAACAGAAGGTAAGACCTACTACGAGGATTTGATTGCAGCAGAAGGCAAGAAAGTAATCTCCTTTGCCCAAGAAGCTTTGATTATTAATATCGCAGAAGGACTCAAGATTCATCCCTTTACTTCTAAGTTTGTAAAAGGTAACTCACAGTACAAGGTATTTACCCAACAAGCTTTAAGCTTTGAATACTTAGGAGTGCAATGTAAGGGTTTGCTAGATTTAGTAGTTGTGGACGTAGTAAACAACATACTTTATCCTATCGACCTGAAGACTACTACTACTTCTTTAAACTTCTGGACAGATACTCTTATTAAATATCGGTATGACTTTCAAGCGGCATTCTATACAGAAGCTTTAAAGCAAACAGATCTTAGTATCTACGGAGAGAATCTAACAATTAGTAACTTTAGATTTATTGTAGAAAGCCAAAAGTTTCCAGGTAGCCCTATAATCTATGAGCTGTCAGATGAAGCCCTGACTATAGGTAAGATGGGAGGAGTATTTCAAGGTAAGAGTTACGAAGGTTTCCACCAAGCCATTGAGAGACTTATGTGGCACTCTGAGAATGATTTGTGGGCATACACTAAAGAAGATTACGAAAATGACGGTATCAGAGTTATCTAATTATATAGGGGTGAACGAGGACACTAACAATACAACTAAGTTTATGAGTCCCCTGATATTTACTTCAGGGGCCCAAGCTGCTAGACTGCTGTATAACTTTGGTTTAGTTAATGTTTATCTAGACGATTATGGTTTTAGGGCTAAGCATTCTAACTGTTTGTTCTTTCTATTTGACCCTGTAGATAGTACTGCCTTCAAAGCTTTTGAAGAAAAGATCACTAGCTTTGAGTCTTTTTATGATTACTATGAAGTAGATGAGAGGATAATGTATGTATTCAAGCCTAACAAGATCTATCACAGGGACCTAGAGATGTTTAAGCAGAATAGATTTGATGAGTTTTCTGAGGATTACAAAATTCTTTTGCATAAAGACATAAAGTTTGATGATGTATTTGTGGATATTACAAAAGAAATTTATAGATTTGAAGAAAGTTTAAAACCATAGTATGCATAAGATACCAATCATTTACAACACAACAGTAGGAGATAAAGCATTGCTTTACTTAGATTTAACTAAAAGAATTTCTCAAGAGTCCTACTGTGAAAGACTCCAAGTAGGAGCCTTAATTGTTAAGAATGGTAACATCATCTCCTTTGGTTATAATGGCACACCTTCTGGGTTCCCTAATGTTTGTGAAGCCAACAATGTAACCTTTGAATACGTATTACACGCAGAGTCTAATGCAATCACTAAAGCATGCAAGAGTCCTATCAGTACAGAGGGAGCCACTATGTACTGTACTCATGCATGCTGTGTGCATTGCGCTAAGTTGATAATTCAAAGTGGAATCACTACATTTGTATACATCGAAGACTATAGAGACAGATCAGGCTTAGAGCTTTTGATTGCTGCAGGTCTAGATGTAATTAAAGCAGAACTAAATTAAAAAAGATATGAGCATCAAAGTAAAAGGACACAGAGTATTACTTAATCGTCCTGTAAAAGAAGAAAGACTTATCAAGTTGAGTCCAGAGATGGAGGAGGCAATGGAGTTTGAAGAGTTGAAGAAGTTGAAGAACCTAGAAGTATTTGCCGTTGGAGAAGAAGTTCAAGGTATCAACGTTGGAGACAAAGTCTATGTACAGTTAATGTCATTGCAATCTGCAGAACTAGTAGAAGTAGAGGGCAATGAAAAAATCATGGTAAGGTCTAGCGACATCGCTATCATCTGGTAATATATACGACTATGTTATTCTACTATACCGAAAAAGAGAAAATCGAGAGTGGTGAAGAGATGGAACTCGTTATTAAAAAGGGTTTCTCTTTTGACCTTAACAAGGTGTTGATGACCTATCCTACAGAGAATGGATTGGCTATTGTTCTTGAGGGAGCAGCAGACAAACTTAATCCTGTAGACTATCAATACAAGATTGATCCTGCAACTAAGCAAAAAGTTCCAGTAAAAATCACTAAATTTGAAATCACAAGTGAGCCTATCGTAGTTGAGTTGAAGGTAAAGGAAGAGATTCTTGCTTTCTTTAGCTTAACAGGTGGACCACAAGCGATCTAATAGTTTTAGTTTATTTAGTTTTAGTTTTTAGTTATTTTACCAACCAAATGAAAAGGGGCTCTTAATAGGGCCCCTTTTTATTTAAAGTCTTATTAAAGTCTTATTACTCTCGGATACTCTAGTCCTACTGCAAGTATGACATCTAATCCGTATATACTTTCTATTGTGACATCATCTTCGTCTTCTACTCCCATCTCTATAAGCAAGTCTTCGAACTGCTCTTCGGTAAGTAGGACTGCATTAGGTCTCATTGCTTGACCATCCTTCTCCGAGTCTAGATAGAATTGATTTATTAATTTGTCTATATCTGCTAGGGTAATCATCTTATTTTTATTTAAAGCGAATATAAAACGAATAAATCAAATCCGTATCTTTTTCTACTAAATCAAAGGAAACTCCTGGATACCCAGGGCCAAAGTTGTTCATAATCCACTTAGAAGAACCATACATAGACAATACATTACGGTATCTAAACTTGTATGCTTGTTGCATACTCTCTGTATGTAGGTCTCCTTTTACTATCGAGATATTTTTATTCTCTCCTAAGTTGTGGTGATTGATGTACTTATTAAGGAAGTTTTCTGCTTTTTCATTTAAGAAAAGGGGAAGACCGTGCTTAAGATCTTCAGAATCTTTTCCGTGAGTGAAGATAAACGTATGTTTGCCATAGTCAAAATGTTCTAAGAACTTCTCCATTATCGTTACTTTGATGAATGGATAAGCTGTATTTAAGTATAAGTTTAATGCTTGATTAGTAATGTAACCGAATGAACCTGCATGGTTATCGTTAGTTTGCATTACTGCGTGAAGGTTATTTGCTAAGTTTCTCTCTACTAATGTATCAAAGAATCTCTTATGAGCATAAAGATAAGTCATAAAAGCTTCTTTATTATCCATGTTCTGAGGCAATTGGTGACCTCCTCTAGTAGTGTAGCCATTCCAACCATCTAAAGAGTCACCCAAGTCACAAATAAACAAGTCTTCTAGTCTTCCATAAGTCTTTACTTGTCTTTCTATTTCCTCTAGAGTTCTATTCATTCGCTCCTCAAAGACATTCTCATTGTATTCGTTACCAAAAAGAGCAGTAGAGTGTGTAAGTGCACCTACATGTTTGTCACTCATGTATACGAATAAGCCTCTCTTAGTGCTCACAGGAGCTTTCTTAGGCGTTGGATATACATTGATGTCAGACTCTAAAAAAACTTCTCTTAAAATGCCTTCTATGTCATCATTAAAAGTATCCTCAGGCTTTATATGAGCAAATAAGGCTGACACTAGCCAGCCTGCACTCTTTTCTTTACTCCAATACTGAACTAATTTCCACTTAGTAGT